TCATCCCGCCTATAAGGCAGAGCTGGATTACTTCTTGACCTATGTTGAAGTGGATGCCTACCTGTTCGAGGAATTCCCCGCATGGCTGAATCGCCAAGAGAGGGCAGAGAACACCAATGGAATTAAATTTGCATTGGACCCTGGGGCATATCCTCCTGTACGGGCACATAAGGATGATGCTGGGATTGACCTTCGGTGCAAAGAAGGTCAGGTTGTTCCTGCAAAGGAAAGTGCAGCATTCGATACAGGTACCCATATTGAGATTCCCAAGGGGTATGTTGGATTTATTAAGTCCAAGTCAGGGCTTAACTGTAAGTACGGCCTTACAGCTGATGGCGTTATTGATGCAGGGTACACCGGAAGCATTGTGGTGAAGCTCTATAATCACAGCGGTTATGATTACACTTTCAATGCAGGGGATAAACTTGCTCAGCTGGTTATCCTCCCGATTGATGCTTCCGAGCTTGTTCAGGTAGATTCCCTTGAATCAACCGAACGGGGCAGCAACGGGTTTGGGTCTACCGGAAAGTGATGCAAGAAGACCACATGATTTGCATCGATAAATTGCACACAAAAGAAGCAATGGCCGTAGAAGCCAAAATAAGGGCCTCTGGTGGCTTTTGTGAAGTAGGGGGCAGTAAATGTATGTGCCTTGCCTTTATTGGGCAGGAAGGTGCCTTAAAATGCCCGGCAGGGCTATATGCAAAGACAGAGAGAAAGTGAGGTAGCAGGAAATGCTTAAGAAAGAGTTTATTCTTGGCGGTGCCGGAAGCGGTAAGACAGAACGTCTTATGTCTGAAGCAATGAGCCGTATTGACACACGGATTGCATACCTTGGAAGCATTGATAGGTACAAGGGTTTCTGCAGCGAGTGGTTCCGCAGGTATGGTAAGCGGTGCCCTATTGAATTTGCAGAAGGCGGCCGCACTTATGAAGTACTCATTACGGATGATTTGCAGGAAGATATTGAGAACATCCCTATGCAGGTTCTTCGGTGCGCAGTAGCTGAGGATTTTGAAGTTGTGTGGTTTGCAAGCATTAACACGGATTCCTGCAAAATGTCGGTATGAAAGCAATTGTTAAGAAACAGCATTTGAGCAAGTATGGGAAGGCAGTTGAGAGCATCCTTGCCCATACAACGTCCGTTAGTGCAGTAGACAAAAATTATCTTAGGTCTGCAATGAGTGCTCTTGTGGATGCGTATGGCGCAGAGATGTTTAACCTGGCCAT